CAATCTTTACAAGGCCTCTTTGCAAAAGTACATTGAGAGCTTTACCTGAGGTACCTGCTTTTGCTACAGCTTCCTCGTCAGCTCCGTTAAGTTCTCGTACCTCAACTGTGTTGGATACTTCACCATTTGGCTCAATGAAACCACCTGGCAACTTAACAGAAGACTCTGAAGGGGCCCGCGTCTTAATGACTTGTGCGGGCTCCTCCATAGCCTTTGCTGCAAATTTCTGTATTAGTTCTGCGTCTGTAATAATATCAGTCACGATTTATGCTCCTAAGGGTTGTTAATTAAGAAATTTTTCCTGCTGCGTCTTCTTCAGTGCCATCTTTAGTAAAGAAGACTGATAGGCCTTCATGTACTAGAGTCATTGACTCAAACAAGATTGCGCCGTCTGCTGCGTTAAGGTCTGTATAGTTTAGCGCAGTAATCCATGCGTTGTGAATCTTGAAGCCCATCTTGTACTTCTGAGCCTCTGTTGGCCCAGAGTTTGGATGGTCAGCTACAAACACTTTGATGTTAACACGGAAGCTTTCAGCAGCTCCTGCTGCGCCGCCCTTTACAGCAATACCTTCTCCAGATGCTGCTGCAAATAGACCACGCATCCATGTGATTGCCTGGTCATTACCAGCCAATACTCCACGTTGCATAGTGATTGGTGTAAAGGTAGTCATACCAGGTACCTGGTGTACTGTGGTGTTGTAACCACCTTCACGGTACTGAATGGCTTGAGTATTGATACTCAACCCACTGATACTGCTAAATCCGCCAGACCATGTGGTGATTTTTGTATCAAAGACTTTACCGTCTTTTGCTACCTCAAACTTAGCGAAGAACCGAAACGAGCGTAACGGGTCTGTTGCCAGTGTTGAGTGGCGATTGATTATGCTGCTTGTCATTTATTGGGTCTCCTTTACGCCACAGTAACGGTGGCTCCACCGTCAAACTGTCCAATTTTAATAATGATAAATTCAGCTGGACGCTGTAGAGCAACGCCAACTTCAATGTTTACGTACCCGTTGTCAATTGAGCTTTGTGGGTTGTTTTGTGCATCAACCTTTACAAAGAACGCTGCCTGTGGGGTAGCGCCTCGTAGTCCGCCCTTGCTCCAGAAGTCAGTAAGGAAAGTACTGATTGAAGAGTTGATACGGTTCCACAAGGCTTCATCGTTTGGCTCAAAGATTGCAAACTCTGTAAGGTCTGTAAGAGACTTACGTAGATAGATAAGTGTACGACGTACAGGAACGTACTTGTCTACATATCCACCCTTGAGTGTGCGTGAACCCATGATTACAATGCCTGAACCAGGTACAAACTTAATTGCGTTTACTGGAGCAGCTGCAGAGTTAAGAGTATCAAGTTCACCATTTGTAAGAGTTGCAATTGATACAACTCCTGATAGGCGAGCAAGAAGACCAGCTGGGGCCTTGAATACTCCACGTGATGCATCAGTTGTTGCAATAACTCCCATAACTGCTGCGCCAGAACCAACTGCACGTGTACGGCCTGTGCCAGAACCAGGAGCAAGTGTTGGGTCAGAGATAACAAGGTTTGGATAATAAACAGCGGCAAGTGAGCTTGCTGTGTACTGTGCAGCTAAAGCTAGTTGTGTAGAAGACTCATCATAGATACCATCAATAACTACAAACACATCTTGACGAGAGTTTGCATAACCAATAGCCGCATTAACTACAGGAACAGTCGAGTTTCCAGGAACGTTCATAATTAAAGACTGCTTTATTGTGTCAAAGTTTGTAAGACCAGTTGCATAATCGGTATTACCTAGAGTGTTTCCATTGATGCCAGTAGATAGAGTTTGGTTTGTTACAACAGCTGGATTACGAGTAGTACCTGTGTTTGCTGAGTTAAGGTCAGTTAAACGTACGTAGCCAGAAGCTGCGTTAACAATAGCTGTTGCATAACGAGCATTTGTTGCTGTCATTGAAAGGTCAACGTGACGCTCAACTAGGTTTGCATCTGTATTGCCACCGTAGTATACGAACAAATCAAATAGACCTGTTGTTGCTGAGTTAGCGATGCTGATGTTAATGCTGTTACCCCATGCTCCAGCGTTATTAGCTTGAATCTGAAGTGTTGCTGATGGGCTTACTGCTCGGTCTGATAGTGAACGAGTTGCTGATGTTGCGCCGTTAGCAACGCGGTTAACGTAGCACTGGCTTCCACCATTTGTAAAGAACATGTATACAGCAAGTGGTAAATCATTACCAGCTGCTCCTGCTCCAGTACTTGTGTTCCAAGTACCGTACAGTGTTGAATACTGGCTCCAAGATGTAATTAGTGTAGGTGTTCCAATTGGACCACGGTCGTTTGCGCCAATGAATGCGCCGACAGATGCTGAGTTTGGACCAACTACAGGTGCGACAGGGTTTAACGTTTCTTCAACGTAAACTCCTGGACGTAGAACTGCCATTAGATTTTCTCCTTTGTTTTAAACAAGTTTGACATTTTTTATACTTTTGTTAATCCAGTAGGGATGTTCGATGTTTGGTCCGTTAACTCAGGAAGGTTAACAAGTACTTCTTCAACTCGTGAAGCCCTACGGCCTGCATCAAGTGGAGTAAGTTCACTGATTACTCTTACTGTGTAGATATTGCGTAACAACCTGCGGTTTCCAGTTTCTCCGTCTACCGCATCTCGTTTTGCAAACCCATCAAGAAACATATGACGGCGTGAGGTCTCTGTGCCTAGTTCGTTTGGAACTAGTAGACCGCCATACTTTGATGGAAACTTGTGCGTCAATTGAAGCATCATTGCCCTGTCGTGACGCGGGTGACGGGCATAGGTTGTTATTTGATATATCAAATCAAAAGCTACTGGTACTTCATAGCGGTAAGTCTTGCCAGCTATTGGGGCGACTGTTCCGCGATAGTCATTGTCTACCAGTTGACCTGATGTCTGACGGTCATTAGCTGGAATCATGTCTATCAAATCAATAGTCACAAACGGAAACTCCTGTGCTCTAACTTCAACATCAGGGTATCCAAACCACACCTTAACTGGGCGGTAGGCTGTCTTCTCATCTCCCACAGTCATACCTTGAAGAAGAGTCTTAAGAGCGGTGTCCTCAGCAATTAGAAACGGATTTCCCATTTTATAGCTTCACCTCTTTTAACATCTCTTCAGGGTGGTTCTCGTAAATAGGTGCTGCAAAGTTTTCCATTTGATACTGAAAAGAACGTATAGCCGCCGCGGGGGCCTGCATGCCAGAGCCGTACTCTAGGTTTTCAATTTTTTCTTTAAACTCTTCTGGGTAATCAACAGCAAACACACCTTGCTTTACCACAACGGAAAGGGCCTGAGAAACGTCATCTGGCCAGCCGCGATTAGCTGCTTCTTTCCTTAGGCTAGCCGTAAGGGAAGGTGCAGCGGACTCTAAATTAGAATCAAGATTTCTTTTTAGATTTTTTATTGACACCAGTAATTACCCCACGAGCTGCCGCTCCTAGTAGCAATGCTTTCCACACTCCTGCGCCCGTGCCTTTATTACTCTCGGCCAAAGCTTCAATGAACTCAACGTCCGAAGCCTTGTCAACGTGATTATCTTTAGGCATGTCATCTCCATAGGAGTAGTAAGCAAAGTACATCGCAGGGGGTGGTGCTTTGAGCCCCGCATGGGCTCAGTACTAGGATAAAGCAAAGAGGGACCTTTCGGTCCCTCAACTACTTACTTCTTTATTACATGCCTTTTTTCTTAACCATCGAAGACTTCTTAGCCTTGGATGGGCCAGCTTTCTTAGCAAACTTCTTGTTAGCTTCCTTAAGGGACTTCATGCCGTGCTTATCTTTTGGCTTCATGCAGCCACAGGTAGCGCACATTACTTCTTCTTCTTTCTTAGGGCAGCAAAGTCAGAGCCTTCTAGCTTGCCGTCTTTGTCTACATCAAGCTTCTTCTGCTTAGGAGACATCTTCTTTCCCTTACATGCCTTACAGGTACCGCAAGTGCAAGCCTTGCCTTTAGCCTTTGACTTGGACTTTGGGCCTTTGCCAAAACCTGGCTCGCCCTTCTTCTTACCACATCCACATGCTGCACACATTTACTTGCTCACTTTCTTCTTAGGTTTAGCGACTTTCTTTTTTCCAGAGCCTGCAGGGACGCAGTTCGGAACCTTTTTGCCACCCTTCATTTTCATGCCTACTTGAACGTAGCCATCCCAACATGGGTTTGTATCTTTAGCCATTATGCTGGTCCAATCGTTGTAATTGTGCCTGAAGAGCCTCTGTATTTCAGGGCTCCAGATTCTACATAAAGGATGCCTCCGCCTGTTAGGTTGGCTGTAGGGGCTGTTCCATTTTGCATAAGAAGTCTATCTGCGTTTACATACTGGAAGTAGTCAATAGACCCTAAAGAACCACCTGTTCCTGAAAGAGCAACTAGGGTTGAGGTTGGTTTATCAAAGACGGTATTAAGGATTGAGTAGAATCCGTTTAGTACAACTGGGGCAACGTTAGATAGTGCTGAGGTTAATAATTGAGAGTTTGCTAAAGTAAGGACGGTTCCAGCAGCAGAGGTAACAGCGTTAGTTGCTGCGGCAACTACTACCGTCTGTACTAGGCTTAAACTTCCAGCAGTTAAAACTGGAGATACAGTGCTTCCGTTTTTAACAAGTACATTTGCGCTTGCGTTATTAACAGTTATAAGATTTGTATTACCACCATAAATGTCAACTATTCCGCTTCCAGTAATGCTTCCAGTACCAAAGTCCGTTAAACGAATAAGCGTGTATGTAGCAGTACTGCTTTTTGTAAGAGTTCCAGAGATATCGCAGTTAAGTATGTATGGAACTCCTGCACCAGTAGGGGTAGTGATGGTTAGGTTTGTCATCTTTAACCCTGCAATAGTACAACCAGTATTTGTGCTTACAGTTCCAGAAATTAAAGTGTTTCCGCCAACAAGACCAGGGGCAGTTAATACTGTGTATTGATATGTAATTGAGGGGTTTTCAGTATAGGTTCCTGGGTGAATAATGACTGTTCGTCTATCACCTGCTACTAGAGTAAGCGCTTTAGTAATAGATGCAACTGGGTTTAAAATGTCACCATTACCAGTAGTGTCGTTTCCATCTACTTGGCTAACGTGGATTTCTTGGTCATAGCCAGTAAATGTAGCTTGCTTTCCAGAAACTTGAGCTTCTAGAACGTCAAGAGCGGTGTTGAGAGTTGTACCCCAACCAGTAGCTCCAATTGTTGGTTTAGTAATTGGCATAATTAAACTCCATAGTTTCCGTCTCCGTAATTTCCATATCCATATAAGACATTTAACACTCTATCTCCATCTGAGGAGTATGCAGCAAACTGTGGGTCGTTTACCATTTCTTCTGGCATTACTTGAATACATTCTACGCTCAGGATAGTAAACCTGTCTGCCACAATGCCTCGCTCTTGGATGGCATATGGGCGATAGACCTGACCTCGCCAGACCACACGGTCACGGTTGTTGATATCTGGGCGAAGAATGATGTTAGGAGCAAACTTCTGCACGTCTTCAATATTGAAAGTCATATGGAGAGTATCTGCGTTGTAGTAACCAACCGCTGAAGTCTTTGCCTCACCCTGCTTGATAACCGCTCTAACTACAGGCACTGAGTATGGACCAGTCCAAACCTTGCCACCCATAGAAGAAGAGATGTCTTGCCCTACGTCGTATAGTGGGTCAACATCAGAGTTAACGGAATCAAATATATACCAGAGGGCTTTTGTTCCTACTGGGTGTTTTAAATCAGAGTCGATACCTTTAAGAAGGTCGGTGGTTTCATAATCGGCATCAAACCGACCACCAGGTGTATGAGCTCTCACTTAACGCCCTCTCTGTAGAACTCTAGGTTACTATTTAAACGTTTATCTGTAGGGTTAAGCTCTACTGCCTTCTCCCCGTATTCCAAAGCTTGAGTACGTTCACCTAACCAGTAGGCACATACAGCCGCTAAGTCGTAGGGTATTGAGCCCCAAGCAAAGGCTTCATTAAGATAATCCATTTGTCTGTCTTTTACATTTAAAGCTTTTTTGCAAAGTGTTAGGCACTCACCCCACCTACCGTTGTCATAATGGTATTGAGCTAGCTCCACGTATGCTTCTCTTTTATTAGGCTCCTCTTGCATAGCCTTCTTCCACCACTTAAGTTTCTCTTCTTCATCAGTAGAGCACTTAGCAATGTATCGCATAGAAGATGCGCGTTCGGCCCTCCACGTAGCTTTAGGTAAAGATAGGTGACGTTCAAACTGAACTTTAGCTTCTTCTAGCTGACCGTGAAAGAAAAGTTCGCGGGCGTAGTAGTAAGCGTTGCGGTCGTTGTACGGGTCCTCTTCTACAGATAGTTTAAGGAGTGGGAGATATTGACCGCGAGACTTAGTGTCGTCAGCTTTATGCCATAGACCAAGCTTGCTCCAGTATTCTTTTTCTTCAAGGCGGTCCGCATACAAGCACTCATGTACTGGGTGAACCCAACGGTATCCGTGACGTGCGTGAATCTTATCCCCACCAAATGTAAGACCAGGTGTGCCGTTTGGATTAAAATTCCATGTGTAGTCGTATCTAATACGAGTTGCCCACGCTGGTGCCTTCTCCATCTCCTCACGCCATCCAGGAGCTAGCATCTCATCCATATCTAGAGAGATGCAGTAATCAATATCATCAGGCAATAAGGCTAGCGCTGCATTACGTGCGTCATCGAAACGCCAGGGGCGTATGCTGATAACGTGAACGTTGATACCCAACTTCTTAGCTTTTGCTACAGTCTTGTCTACTGAGCCAGTATCAGCTATTAGTAAGTAGTCGGCCTCTTTGCAGGAGTCGTACCAGCGTTGTACAAACTGTTCTTCATTTAAAGCAATGGTGTAGACGGCGATTTTCATGTACTTATTGTACTCCCAAAAAGAAAAGCCCCGCCAGTCCCTAAGGACGGCGGGGAGCTAATCTATACTTTATTAAGCTAGGGTTGCGAACTTAACAGCACCGTAGACGTTTGTTCCACCGTCCCATGAGTAAAACTCAAGAACGGTCTTATTTGTTCCAGATGCGATAGTTGGCGCTGAGCCACCATCCCAAACAATGTTGTTAAATGCGACTGCGTTAGAACCACGTGATGCAACTTCTACCTGCCATGATGTTCCATAACCAGCTGGGATACCAGTAAAGTTAACTGTCACCGCTCCGACTGGGTTAGCAATACGGATGAATGAGCCGTTAGTAGGGTTGATTGGAACTGTTCCTGTAGAAGCAGAGAATGTCTGCAAACGGCCAGTTACTCCAACGTTGATGTAAGCATCATTAGACTGAGTAAGTACTGTAGGTTGTGAGCTAATAGCCATTTACTTCTTCTTTCTTGTAGAGGGTTTCTCTTCGATAGCTAAGGTTTCTTCTACAACCTCAGCATCGATAATTTCTGAATTAGTAAAGTTTGTTCCATCCCACAGAGCCTTTGCAGACGCCTGTAGACGAGGTGGGTAGAAGATTCCACCCTCATAGGTCCAACCTTTAGAAGGTTGTGGAGTTAGGTGAGATATTTCAATTGCTGGAAACAAATCACCTAAAACTCCCAAGCCTTCTTCATTTGCAGCAACGATTACTTGGTTAACCTCGTTGCCATCAATTAATGCGTATTTTGCCATTAGTTACTCCTTAGAGAACTGCCTTGTCAAACCAGCGTACTAGTGCGTAGCCGTCTGCACCGTTACCACCAAATGACTGGTAGCCATGGTACTGGCAACCGCCGAAGTCGAGGTCGATAACATCGCCTGCATCGAAGTACAAGAGCTCCCAGCATACATCAAAGTATGATGCATCTGCAGGGGCCATAAGTGTCTGCCAGTTACCTGATGTAGCGCCTGTTGCTCCTAGGTAAGTGATTGTGTTAACGCCAGAGAACTGAATATTGTATTCTGGACGGTCTTCACGAATTACCTGGTTGCGGTCGTTCTTCCAGCGAACTGTTGGACGTACACGCTTTGGAGTACCTGTGAATTGCGGGCTAGTTACACCAGCTGGAGCAGTTGTTAGACGTGCAGCCACACCTGAGAAGAATAGTGGGATACGTGGCAAGATTGGGAATGTCTGCCATGTAGTTGTCACCTTTGCGTTACCAACATCTTGGATGGTTGTACGTAGAACGTTTGAACCATAGAAGCCAGCCTGCGCTGAAATAGTGGTTGTTGCGTTATAGATAGGTGTCCACTTAAAGTAGTCAGATGAGATTGCTTCGTAGTTAACTGCTGCGTTTGCAGAGTTGTGGTTAAGCATTACTTCTGGAGCGTTACCCCAGTTAGAACCACCACCGCCACCGCCTGCGCCAGAGTTAGCAACTGCATCAAGACCACGTGCGTAGTAGTCAGCAGAAGCTGCGCCAGCTGCGTTAACAAGCCATGTTCCGCCGCCCTTACCGCCGCCGCCATTGCCGCGACCTGGAGATGTCTGAAGCTGTGAACCAGTAGTCCAACCAGCGCCACCGCCTCCTCCACCAAGTGCAATACCTATTGGTGAGCTGCTGTTAATGCTGCTTATAAGTTGACCTTGTCCGCCGTCGCCGCCCCAACCAGGAATTACTGTGTTACCAGTTCCTGAGTTCCATGAAGCTGCGCCACCTAAGTTTCCGCGCATTGGCCATGTTTGCTGTGATGAACCAGCAGTAGTGTTCCAACCAGATGATGGTGATGTAGAGAAAGCTGGTGTAAAGGTAAGTGCGTTACCACCAACAGTTAGGGAACCGCCGCCGCCGCCAGCAAGTGTCATAGCACCTGATGAGTTGTTAGCTGCGTGACCACCGTTGTTGCCACCTTCTAGACCATACAACCACACTGGGTTGTTAGAGTTCCAGGTACCTCCACCTCCACCGCCTTCTGCGGATAGAGTTGCTGCTGTTACAACAGGTGTAATACCTGGCTGTCCAGCGTAGAAATATGTTACGTTATCTACTTACTTGTAGGTTGTAGGTGCTGCAGCAACTTCAAGTTGCGGAGCAATAACGTGGTATTCAATTTGTCCAAGAGTTGCAGTAGTTGCTGCTGCAATCTTTGTGATACCAAA